CTCCGGTACGCCTGCAAACGCTCGGTGTTGTCGGGGACGTGCGGCGTCTTTCGATGCCCGACGCGCGCTATGGAGAGGAAGGCGAGGCTGCTCATTTGGCAAACCCCTTCGGATTGCAGTATTGGCAGCCATCACCAACAAGCTTGGTGCGAAGGCTGCACTGGCAGTAGCCGACACCCATCAGCTTGGCCAGTAGGATTTCGACCTTGCGATGTCCGTAGACCATCTTTCCGTCGTGCATCGCTTTGCCGCCGCTGGGCCACCAGTCCACGCGCTTCCCCTTAAACATGCGCGAGTAGTGCCAGTCGGTGTGCTTCGTCCAGCCAGTGGTGTCAGCCTTAGCGAGCATCTTGGCGCGATGCTCCTTCGTGGCCTCCTTCATGGCGTTGAAGGTGTCGCCCATGTCACTCATCGCCCACCCAACCAGCCAAGCACGACATACCCAGCGAAAGCGTAGAAGGCGCATATGGCGCATACACCTATGAATGAGCCAAGCCATTGCTGTGCCCGCAGTCTGTAGCGGAGAAACGTCCACATGGCGCGACTGGAAAGCGGTAGTGAATCCATAGCCCTGCGTCCTTGGTTGTTGAACATGGCGATGACCTCGGGGGTGGTCTTGCGGTGGATTAGCAGCTAAGCGCGATGTGAATGCAGCCTTGGCGTTCTTCGCACTGGACTCGTTCGTCGTCACCGCCCAAGTACGGATCGCCTGTGTGTTTCATTGACCACTTTGAATTGATGCCAGTGGGGTTTTCGCTGTTAGCGAACTCCTCCGCCTGTTTGTCGGTCCATCCCTTGGACACACAGACCTGCATGTCCAAGAAGCCACGGCGAGTAACCATCGGCTTATCCATCAGCGCAGCTCCTCGGTGAGGTCGCCTTCGGCCATCTGTTCGGGGGTGAGCTCGGGCAGCGGCTCCGGCGCCTTGATCGGCGGGAACATACGGTCGAACATTTCGCCGAATACCGCGTCGACGTGCGGGTTGGTCTGGGACTTCATGCGCCCTCTCCCCGGCAGCGGGCCAGGGCGGCGTCTATGCAGTCCCACATGCGCGAAGTTTCATTCGCTGTGTCGGCGCTTAGGTCATCCCAGTCAACCTTATTCAGAAAATTGGAAAGCTCGGAAATAACCTCCATCAATTCCGCCACGGCGGCGCGGGCTTCTACGACGCTCTGCGAGAGTTGGAATTTTTCCATCGGCAATGCGTCGGCTGCTTTTTGCATCACCGCCAGCACGTCCACGGCGTTCACTTGGCACCGCCGAGGCGGGCGATGGACGAGCGCACATCAGCAACATGCTTTTCTACGGAGTCGCCTCGACGCCACGCGTCATATGCCCCATCCACAGAGTAGCCATCGGCGGTTCCGGCAAGACGTGCCGCTTCCGAATCGTCACCGTCCAGATTGAAGCCAAGCGCCGCCTCGGCGCGTTCGTACCAGCGCTCCCACTGAGTCGGCTTCGACGCGGCGCTTTCGCTGGCGGCGAAATTCATAAAGTCTGCGCCTGGACCCGCCAGCACATCGACCGCGCTCATGCCGCACGCTCCATCCGCACCAGCTCGTTGAAATATCGAGCCGTCTCGGAACTGATCTGCGGAATGTCGCTGGGGAGATCGGCCGGCTTGCGTGCCTTCATCCGGTGGAGCGAGTACATCTCGCGAAGGGCCCGCTGCTCGTGCTGCGAGCTCCAGTCCTCTTGCGACAACGGCCGCATGGCAGGGCGCAAGGCCCGCATCGCCAAAAGCGGATCCATCGGGTCGTACGGCGCGCGCTGCTTGTGGTAGCGGCCAATTGCTGAAAGCACCAGTTGCATGTTCGGCACCCCTGCTGGCCGGTGGATTCCGGCGATGGGTTACATTACCAAACGGTAATTAGCACGTCAATACCAAAAGGTAATTTGTTTTCATGTTTCGATGCTGTGACGCAGCAAAGTGCGCAGGCGGTCCATCCCGGGTGCGATCTTTCGCTGCTTCAGGGTGTAGGCGTACGGGTGTAATTGCCGCCGCAGGCGCAGATAGGTATGAATGGACACATCACGGGTAAAATGTCAAAACCGCGAATATATGGCAGCTGTATGATTATTCTGAGCTAACAAACTGGTCACGTTTTCGCAGGATTTGAGAGGCGTATTGTGCATTCTCGCGGTCATGGAGACCAAAAGCGTGATGAACGAAGACGACGACCCATTCGCTGTATTTGTGCACGAAATTCAAGAACTTAGGAAAGCGAAGAGGAGCCGCGAGCCTTTGCCTTTGGCCGCTTCACCTGCAAAGCTTTCTGCAGTGAAGGTATCAACCCTCGATCCTGGAACTTTGCCGGCACCTGTTTCAGTTGTTCGGACAATTCCTCTGCTTCGGCTGGTCGGTGGCGAGACATCACCGAAAGAACCGCTCCCATGACGAACGTGAGGGCATCGATGTCGTTCTCGATCCGAGACACTGCCAAACCAACAGGACGCTGGTCTTCAGCAGACACCAGCTGGTCAACCGGCGCCAAGGCATTGACTAGGTAGCCCGGTGGCATATTGTGTTGGGCTTCCAACTTGGCCGCCTGCTTTTCGCCAAACGATTTCCCGCCATTCAGCAATAGAGACAACATGCCCTGATTGATGTCGCCTGCTTTGATGAAAGACGCTTGTGATCCTTGATGCATTGCATCAATCCACGCCTGGAGGCGGACGCGGCGTTGGGCGACGAGAGGGGAGTCATGAGCTGGCATGCGCGCAGTCTCAGCCGTTGAGCTGAGAAATACCAAAAGGTATTGACAACTGGACATTACCGAATGGTAATATTCGGTCATGAACAGTCTCCGCGTATTTCTTGGAAGTCTCCCTGTCGCTGAACAGGCCGATTACGCCCGCCGAGCAGGCACAACCATCGGCTATCTCCGTAAGGCCATGAGCCTGGGTCAGCGTTTCGATGGCGCGCTCGCTCGGCGCCTCGATGAAGAGAGCAACGGCGAAGTTTCGCGCTACGAGCTGCGGGCCGACGTATTCGGCACCGATCCGAACGAAGAAGAAAAAGCTGCTTAAAAACATTGGCTGGCTCGGTAACGGGTCGGCCTTTATTTCGCTCCAAAAGCGTCAGTCAACGCACGTCAAGACTGACAACCCACATAAACCAACGGCATCAGACAGGGGGCGGTAGGTGTACCAGATCGATCTCCAGATGCACGGACAGCCAACAGAGATAGACATGGTAGATGTGATCCGGCAACAGACCTGGGGCGCTGTTCTGACCTATTGCGCGAGCAAATCAGGGCTTCAGGACAAAGCGATAGCTGCGGAAATCGGTATGCAGGACGCGGTCTGGTCTCGCTGCAAGAGTGGGCAAAACTCGCCGAGCGGCGAACAGCTGATCCGCTTGATGCAGCGCACCGGCAACAAGGCGCCGCTGTATTGGCTCCTGCACCAGATGGGCGATGACCCCAACAGCGTCCGCCCCCTCGAAACAGAAACTCAGCGCGCACTGCGCGTTGCCCTGGAAGAGAACGCCCAACTCCGGCACGACAAGCGCGTGCTGGCTGAAGCCTTGCGAGGTACGCCATGAACCGTTGGACCCAACTAACCCAGAAAGACGACCCGACCGCGCATATCCGGAAGGACGTGATTCCCTTCGTGCTGACCGACAGCGAGCGTTCCATCGCCGCGCAGGCATCCGTGCAACTGGAGCGCCACAGGCGGGAAGAGAACGCCAGGGACGCCCAGCAAGGGCTGGCTGCCTGGAAAGGCCAGATGCACAGGGTAGGGGAGGGACTCTGATGGACCCCACTGCCCGCGCCATCCAGCACGTCATCACCCAATGGAACGTCTTTTCGGTCGTGGATTTGGCCGCGCGCCGCCGTGCCCGTTGGCTGGCCAAGCACACCAGACCCATGCCGAAGCCCGGAAGCCCGCACATCAGGCCGCCGCATGGCGGCTATCCAGAACCTCCGGAGGCTGCGTGACCGCGATCAAGCCAGGGGCTTCCCAGCGCTGCATTGACGCGCTGAAGGCGTTGTATGCCCCACCGTTGTCGCCGGCCGAGCTGGCGCACTACAACTCCCTGCGCGCAGCGGAGATGGCCCGTGCTGAGGCGCGTAGGCAGCCCACGTCGCAACTGGATCTGGAGCGGGCAGCCTGACATGGCCCGTATCCGCACCATCAAGCCGGAATTCTGGACGCACGAGGATCTGAGCGAGCTTCCGGAGGCAACTCACATGCTGGCGGCCGCGTTGCTCAACCACGCCGATGATGAGGGGTATTTCAACGCCCATCCCGGATTGATCAAGGCTGCGTGTTGTCCTCTCCGTGAGCCCTCAGTGAGTATTCCTGACAGCCTCATTTTGTTGGTTTCGGTGGAGTATTTGAGGCTTGGTACTGGGGAGGATGGAAAGCGGTACGGCCAAGTCGTAACTTTCGATGATCACCAGCGCGTGAATCGTCCAACTCCCAGCAAAATCAAAGCTTTGCCAATTGAGTGGGATGACTCAACGACACATCACGCACGACTCATTGAGCCTTCACCACCTGAAAGGAAAGGAAAGGAACAGGGAACAGGGAATGGAAAGGAAGCCCCTGTAGTCCCCAGTGGGGACGAATCAGCTGTCGTGGAGGCTTACCACCGAATCCTCCCGAAGTGCCAGCGCATCGCTGTGCTGAACCCGAAGCGGAAGAAACGAATCACGGCAGCAACAAAGCTTGCACGGCAAGTCGCGAGAGAGCAGGGCTGGAGCTGGGAGCCTGAGACGTTCTGGACTTCGTACTTCGGCGAGTGCGCGACCGATCCGTGGATGCGCGGCGAAGTGGCGAACCCCAAAAACCCATCGTGGGTTCAAAACTTGGACGTGCTCCTGGCTGAAGACCGCTTTGCGGGCGTGATGGATCGGGCGATAGCGGCCATGAGGACCGACGCATGAGCCGCTATCAGTCCGATGCCGAAGGTGCGCTGCTGGGTGCCGTGATGCTTGCGCCAGAAGCCTACTGGAAGGTTGCCGATATCGTTGTCGCCGATGACTTCGCCAGCCGGGACATGCGCGATCTGTGGACCGAGTGCGCGAAGCTGATCCAGCGCGGCGAGGCTGCCGACGCGGTGACCCTGGGCGAGCGGTTGCCGAATTTGGCCCAACTCACGGTTGAACTGGCAACCACGACACCCAGCGCGGCGAACGCGCGGGCCTATGCGGAGCTGGTGGCCAAGCGAGCGACCGAGCGGCGCGTTAAGGCCGCCGGCAGCCGCATTGCGAACCTAACCGGCGAGGATCTGTTGGGCGAGGCGCAGCGCATCCTCGGTGCGTGCGTGCCGCGAATCATGGGCACAGTCCGCCATGTCGCCGATTTCCTGCGCGGATCGTTGCAAGGGATCATTGAGCGCTCGCAGTCCGACGGCGAATTGACCGGCATCCCCACGGGGTTCGACAAGCTGGACGAACTGACCGGGGGCTGGCAGCGCACGGACTTGATCATCGTGGGGGCCAGGCCGTCGGTGGGCAAAACCGCTTTTGCGCTGCAATCCGCCCTGCAGGCCGCCTCCGAGAAAACCCCCGTGCTGTTCGTGAGCCTGGAAATGTCGGGCATCCAGCTAGCCGACCGCGCCTTGTCGCATGTCGGGCACGTCAACGCGCTGCACATCCGCAATCCGAAGCAGATGGAAGACCACGAGTGGGAGAAGATCACCGCGGCCAAGAAGACCCTGGACGAGTACACGCTACGGGTCGATGAATCCATTGGGGTGACCGTGGAGGCTATCTGCGCCCGCGCGCGCCAGATGGACAGCGAGGAACGCCTGGGTCTGCTGGTGATTGACTACCTGACCTATATCCAGCCGCCCAAAGCTGAGTCGGTGGCAGAAGGCATCCAGCACATAACCCGGCAGCTCAAAGCCCTGGCGAAGGAGCTGCAGGTTCCGGTGATGTTGCTATCGCAGCTCAACCGCGAGGGAGACGACGAGCCGACCCTGAAGCACTTGCGCAGCTCCGGCGCGATTGAGCAGGACGCCGATGTCGTGATCTTCCTACATCGACCGGACAAGGCAAACGTGGGCCTGATCAAGGCTGTCGTCGCCAAGCAGCGCAACGGTCCGCTGGGCGATTTCTTCCTCTCCGCGCAGATGGAAAAGATGCGGTTTTACCCATGCGAGTACCAGCCGCCGGCCAAGGCGGAAGGGTTTCGCAAGATGGAAGCACGCCCGAGGTACGCCGACAAATGACCGCAGCCCGCTCCAGACCAGAACGCTTCGCCCTCCGGGTAACCAAGGGCGCTTTCATTCCGGCGGACACGTCCACCGCTGGACGGCTGCGCGGGCGCGGCTACCACACGGGGGACCTGATCTTCGCCGAGTTCAAGAAGCCGAGGAACCCGAAATTCCACCGGTTGGCGCACCAGTTGGGAATCCTGTGCGCCGAGAACTTGGATGCCTTCGACGGCTGGGAGCCTCACGCGGTGCTGAAGCGCCTACAGATCGAGGCGAACGTAGGCTGCGATGAAGTTGCGCTGCTGATGCCCGGAGTAGGTCCGTGCATGTACCGGGTGCCCAAATCGCTCAGCTACGAATCGATGGATGAGGGCGAGTTCAACGAGGTCATGCGCGGGCTGTGCCGGCATATCGCGTCGGTCTACTGGAAGGGCGTCGATCCGCAGGCGATCGAGAACATGGCCGATTGCATGGTGGAGGCTGCATGAGAACCAAGAACGCCGCGCCTATCCAGCCAGCCGAACGGTCGCACCTGGCGCGCGTGAAGGAGTCGGGCGGCGCGGTTTGTGGGACCGGCGGCCCTGTCGATGCTCACCACATTGTCCAGGGGCTTCACTTCTGCACTGTGGGCCTGTGCCGTGATTGCCACATGGGCAGCGAGAACGGAATCCATGGGCGCAAGACCATGTGGCGGATCCACAAACTGGACGAGCTGGGCGCGCTCAATGAGACGTTGCGCAGGCTATCCGCATGAGGCGCGCAGCCCGCCGCGATGGGAACCACACGCTAATCGCTCAGGCGTTCGAACGGCTGGGCTGCACGGTGCTAGATACACCGGCGATCGGCATCGCGGGTTTCCCTGATCTGGTCGTCGGCCTGTTCGGTGTCTGGCATGTGGTTGAGGTCAAGAACCCGGAAACCCGCTATGGCCGCGCCGGCCTCAACAGCAACCAATCGGCCTTCGACCGGGACAGCAACGGCGAACGCATGTGGACGGTCAGCAGTGAGGACGAAGTGCTGGCAGTCGTTCGGAACTGGAGGGCGATCAAATGACCCCCGCCGTTACTCGTGCCCGAGCGCTTGCCAAAGCCTTCGATAGCTTCGATGACGCGGAGCTTTCTCAGTTCCAGAAAAACCAGCAGGACAAGGCCCGTGATCTAGGCCGACAGCAAGCCGCCTTTCAGCGCGAGGCAGCCGCAGCGCGCAAAGAAATCCACCGACGCAAGGGGAAGTCGAAATGCCAAAGTTGACCGTTGAAGCCTTCCCGCCAGCCGGCACAGTGAAGGGGAGAACCGCAGGCGTTGCGTTCCGGCAGAACTGGAAGCCGGTCCCGGTGTGCGTCATCAACCCGCACGACATAGGGGCCAGCGTCATGTGTTTGTTGGACGCCATCGCCGCGGTATCCCAATCCCGATCCTGTGGAGCCCTGCTGTTTATCTCCGACGACATGAGCGCCTACGTCATCAACGAGGAACGCACCACGGCTCAGGACATGCTGAAGACGCGCTGGCGGGAGTTCGTTGGGCTGTACACGCACCAGCCGCGCCGAGGGCTGAAGCCTGATCGGGCAGGGGTGGCTGAGGACATCGGGCAGCACTTGCTGGATTTGGGGAGGGTAGGCTGATGGGGGTCGGGTTCTGCATGACGCATGGCCGGTATTCGCCAGACACCGCCAATTTTGGGTGTCCGCAATGTGTGGCGCTGAACCAGAGGCTTTCGCAGTTAGCTGGCCAGATGCCCACGGTCAGCCCAGAACGCCGAACCTTGAACGCTGGGTTCCGCTGCAAGTGCCGCGAGCTGTTTCGGCTGGCCGACTGCCCAGACCACATCGACCGCCTACAGCGCGACTCCGACTGGATCGACGCCAACCTTGGCGATGTGCCGTATGACCGCATTGTTGGCCGTAATTGCCACGACAACCCCATAGTCTGGGTCGAATCCCTCGGACGTGACGCATGAACGCCCATGACGACCGCTTGGGCTGGGTGTTGCCCGCGCTGATCGACCTGCATACGGAGCTCGCGGCACCGCCTGTGCTCTATCCGACCATTTTGGGATTGATGACCGAGGACGGCCACTTGGTCTTGTCGCTGTCCGCAGAGATTGCACCCGCCACCGACGGGCGGGATGAGTGCGTCGGCGCAAGCCCGGGAGTGCGTAACCCCAGGCATCAGGTGATCGGGGTGGACCGTGGGTCCTGCGAAACCTTTCCCCGAGCGAACCTGGAGGGTGCTGACCATGACTGAGAACAGCCAGATCATGGTCGGTGCCTTGCAATACCTGAGTGGCGAGTTCTCGCTGACCCGCGACGAGTGGCGCCAGCACCACAAGGGCGGCGACATGCTGCTGGATGGCCTCATGGCCCATGGGTACGCCCATAGCAAGGGCGGACGGTTCGCCGTGTCGGATTCTGGGCGGCGCTACCTGACGGCGTTGGAGCCGGTGGAGGCTGAGCGATGAGCCTGCTAGCCCAAATGTCTGACATGCGGCGAACGATGTATCGAGAAACCGGGAGCGCGCCTACCAGCGTGGCCCTCGGCGAGCTTGCGCTGAGAGCTTTGGCAATTGAGACGTACCCGGGAATGTTTGGGCGGGTAGCTACGTCCCTGGATGAGCATATAGCCAGCATTGTGCAGTCAGCCAAGAAAGGCGAGTTGTTTGTCTATGGCATGAAGGTCACGGATCGGGTTGGAGCTGACTGATGGCGGGCCGACCATCCAAGTACACGCCCGTACTGGCTGAGCGCATCTGTGAATTGATCACGGAAGGGAACAGCCTCGCCAGCATTGAGGCGATGCCCGACCTTCCTGGAAGCACGACCATCCTGCGATGGCTTGGGAATGAAGGGCCTGAGTTCGAAGCATTTCGGGCCTTGTACGCGCGTGCGCGCGAGGCTCGTGCAGACGCCCGGTTTGAGCGAATCGACCAGGTTCTGCTTGATATGCGGGCAAAAACCATCGACGCCCAGCAGGCCCGGGTGGAAATCGACGCCATCAAATGGCAGGCCGGGAAGGAGAATGCGCGCCGCTACGGCGAGTCCGTGACGCTGAAGGGCGACAAGGACAACCCGTTTCGCGTGGCCAAGCCGCAAGACCTGACCGAGCCGGAGCTGCTTGCCTTGGCGGCAGGGCCTGCAGCCCTTGATGGCTGATGGAAGCCACCTCATAACGCCATCGGACGCCGCCCGCGAACTGCTGCGGCGGCGACGCGCGCGTCAATCGTTGGTTGGATTCAGCCAGGCCATCACGATTCCTGGCGCGCCGATGAGCGAAGACACGGACGAGTGGTTGTTCAAGCCGATCGAGTCGATGGTGGCCAAACACCACATCGTCACGATGGAGGCTATCCAGCGCTGCATTGACGCTGATTCGGGCCGGCTGATGATTTTTGAGCCGCCAGGATCGGCCAAATCCACCTACTGCTCTGTCGTCGCGCCAGCTTGGGCGATGGCCCGCAAGCACGGGTTCAAGGTGATCCTGACCAGCTACGCGGCCACACCCGCTGAGCGCCAATCCAAGCGGTGCCGGAGCATCGCTGGCGCCAAGGAATTCACCTCAATATGGCCGGAGCCTATTGCGCTGAAGGCCGGCAGCACTTCGGTGAGCGAGTGGGAGCTGACCAACGAGTCTGGCCTGCTGGCTGCTGGCATCTTGGGCGCGGTCACCTCCGCGCGCGCCGATCTGCTCATCATCGATGACCCGGTGGCAGGTCGTGAAGAAGCGGACTCGGAGACGATGCGCCGCAAGACTAGGCAGGCGTACGACGATGACCTGATGACCCGCCTGAAGCCACGGGCCAGCGTCATCATCATCCAAACCCGGTGGCATCAGGACGACCTTGCCGGCGGTCTACTGCCCGAGGACTACGCCGGCCAGTCGGGCCCGGTCCTGTGCCGAGACGGCCAGCTGTGGGAGATATTGAACATCCCGGCCAAGGCTGAGCACCCCGACGATCCTGTAAGGCGGAAGCTGGGCGAATACCTGTGGCCGGAGTGGTTCGACGCGCGTCACTGGCAGAACTACGAAAGTAACCCGCGCACCTGGTCAAGCCTCTACCAGCAGCGCCCAACGCCCGATACCGGCGGTCAGTTCGAACGCGAGTGGTTCCACTGGTACGACGAAGGCGAGCAGCCCAAGAACCTGCGCCCCTACGGGGCCAGCGACTTTGCCGTGACCAAGAAGACGATGGATACCCACCCCGACTTCACAGAACACGGGATCGTGGGCATCGCGGACGATGGCGACTGGTGGTTTCGGGACTGGTGGACCGGCCAAGACGCGCCAGATAAGACTGTTGCGGCCTTCTGTTCGCTGGTTCGGCAATGGAAGCCGCTTCAGTGGTTCGATGAGGCTGGCGTGATCCGCAATGCGGTGCAGCCCTTGAAGAACAAGATGATGCAGGAGGCCAAGGCTTTCGTGCATATCGAGTACCTGACCAGCTCCCAGGACAAGATTGCGCGTGTCGCCAGCTTCCGAGGTCGCGCGAGCGCCGGGAAGATCCACTTGCCCCGCAAACCGTGGGCCTTCCGTCTGGTTGATCAGCTCTGCGCCTTCCCGATGGGTCGATTCGATGACGCTGTGGACGTGTGCGGAAACCTTGGCCGTGGCCTGGACGACATGCAGAACGCCAGCAAGCCGCCACCGGAGAAGCCAGCCCCGCCCAAGCCCTTCACCGAAGCCTATTGGGCAGCCAAGGACCGGGAGCTGATCGCCGACGACACGGTTAAGGAGAACTACTATCGGTAGTCGCTCCGTTGATGCCTCGCCGGAGATGGGCATCTTTGTGGCAATGCCCAAGGCTGCCACTCATGAATGACTCCGACGATGCATTGACCGCCGGCATTGCCGCTGCGGATGGTCCCGAACAGTCGAAGGAGTACGCCGACGTTGCCAAGTGGGCGACGCGGATCGAGCAGGCGCGCAAGTTCGATGAGCCGGCCCGCATCCAATACGCCCGGGACCGACGGTATGCCCGCGGTGACTCAGGTGGCGAGGTGGACGCCAATATCGCGGGCACCAATATCGACATCCTAGAGTCGTTCCTCTATGCCAAGGACCCTGATTTCGATGTAACGCCCGGCCCGAGCGTGCGACCACCGAGCCTGGAAGCGCTGCGCGACGCTGCCGAAGCCGTGGTGATGCAGGACCCAGCGGTTATTGAGGCTGGGCGCATCGCCGCTTCCGTAGGCATCGCAGCCGGCGCCGACCAGAACACCGCCATGCAAATGGGCGAGATGGCGCAGGAAGCCAAGACCAATGAGCTGATCCAGAAGCAAGTGATCGAGATGCGCAAGCGCTACCAGAAGCGCAACCGCGAGGTGAAGGCGTTCGCCGAAACCTGCGAGATCATCGGTTCGTCCCTGTGGCAGGACGCGAGCCTGAAGCGCCGTGGCCGTCCGTGGGTGCGCTCCGGCCTGACCATCGGCCTTGGGGTGATCAAGGCGAGCTGGCAGGAAAGGACCGCACCCAGTCCGGAGACGACCACCGGCATCAACGACATGCAGGCCAACATCGCGCGGGCCAAGGCGCAGTTGAAGGCGTTGGCCGAGGGTGACGCCGGCTTCATGCAGCGTGCTATCGACGGCGTTCTGTCCGTGTTCGGCAGCGACCAAGAGGCCAAGCTGGCTGAGTACGAACGTCAGTTGGCCACGCTGCAGGCCCAGCCAGAAGTGGTCGAGAGCCGCGGGTATGTGATCGATTGCGTGGCCGGCGAGGACTTCCAAGTCGCCCCGGGCTACACCATCGCCAACCACCTGGACGCCCCGTGGAACGCGCACCGCATCTTCATGCAGTACGAGGATGCCCTGGCTGAGTTCGGCGATCTGGTTCCCGAGCTGAAGATGAAAGAGGCCGTGCGCTATTCGGCCCGCAAACCTGAGATGTGCAAGCAGCAGGCCGCCCTGATCGACCCGAACGTCGAAGCCAAGGATGCGGACGCCTACACCCAGGGCGTGAACGAAGAGGGCGGCGATTTCGTTGCCTTGTGGGAGATATGGGACCGCGACACGAATTCGGTTCTGACCCGGATAGAGGGTGTGAAGTGCTGGGTCAAGGAGGCGTGGACACCGACGGCAACGACCAGGTTCTATCCGTTCTTCCTGTTCTGCTCGTCTGAGGTTGACGGACAGCGCCACCCGCAGTCCAAGGTTTCCCGCGCCTCCAAACTGCTGGATGAGTACAACCGCATCGGCTCGGCTGAGGCTGAGCATCGGCGCCGCGTGCGCCCGAAGATGATGTTCAACGCTGGCGCGATGGACGACGAGAACGCCAAGAAACTGGAGAAGGGCGTGACCGCCGAGATGGTGGGCGTCAAGACCACCGTACCCAAGATGGACCTGCGAAACCTCCTGTACGCGGTCCAGTATCCGCAGCTGGATCCCGCCCTGTACGACCGCAGCCGGATCATTAACGAGATCGAGCGGATATTCGGCGTGCAGGAAGCGGTGGCGGGCTCGGTCGAGGTGCAGAAGACCGCAACCGAAGCGGATATCCAGCAGCAGGGCTTCACCGCCCGAACCGGCGGCCAGCGTGACTTGCTGGAATCGGCCCTGTCCGAACTGGCGCTCTACACCATCGAAGTCGCGCGCGCCTATGTGACGCTGGAAGACGCCCAGGCCATCGCCGGTCCAGACGCAATGTGGCCCGAGTACGAAGGCCCCGACGACCTGCTGCGCATGGTGAACGTCAATATCCGCGCCGGCACCACGGGCAAGCCGAACACCGCCAAGGAGCGCGAGTCCTGGTCTGCGCTGCTGCCGTTGTTGCAGAACGGCATCGTGCAGATCGGCCAGCTTCGCGGGTCCACGCCGGCCGACATTGCCGATTCCTTGGAAAAGCTGCTGCTGATGACCGCCGAGCGCATGGGCGATCACATCGACATGGAGAGCCTTGTGCCGCAGGCCGGCGCTCCGACCATGCCCGGCCTACCGGGTGCTCCTGTGCCAGGCCAGCCAGGCGATCCAAACGCACCACCCGTTGATCCCTCTGCCGGCGCGCCGCCGGTTGAAACCGCTGTACCCATTGCTGCCTAACCCACTTCCGAGCCGAGGAACTGAGCCATGTACATCATCGACCCCGATACCGGACTGCCGGTTGAAGCCGCACCTGATCCAGCAAGCGCTGCCGCTGCCGCGCCAGAACCCGCTGCACCAGCAGCACCGGCTGCCCCCGAGCCCACCGAAGCGGAGGCCGCGCTTGCCGCCATGGACGAAGGGCTGGCGACGCTTGCGCCTGAGCCAGCCGCCCCAGCGGAACCCGCAACGCCGGAGGAACCCGCAGTTCCCGGTGCCGAGCTTACCCAGGAGCAGAAGGACGCGGCAGCACTGGAAGCAGCGAAGCCCGACGCCGCAGTCGAAACCGAGATCACCAGCCTTGGCCTGAAGGAGAAGGCGGCAGCTCGCTTCCGCGAACTGACCAACGAAGTCAAAACGTTGGCGCCCATCAAGGCGCAACTGGAAGCCGCCGGCATCAAGGACATCGCCGAAATCCCCGTACTGGTCAAGCAGGCCAAAGACGGCTCCGATCTGGTGGAGATGGTCACCGCGACCGGCGCGACGGCCGAACAGTTCGGTATGCAGCTGGACTACATGACCCTGTTGCAGAAGGTGAACACGGGCGACGTGGGCGCAGCCGAGAAAGCGCTGGCCATGGCGATGGGGGAGGTAGAAGCCCTGTCCAAGTTGCTGGGCAAGGAGATCCCGGGTGTGCACGACCCCTTGGCGACGCATGCGGACCTGCTGGCCGACATCGAGTCCGGCGACATCACCCGCAAGCGTGCGCTAGAAATTGCCGCCACCCGAGCGCAGGGCACGGTAACCGCAGCTGCACGCCAGCAGCAGGAGCAGCAGAACACCCAGCAGCAGGCTCAGGAACAGGCCATCGCTACCGGCAAGGCAGAACTGACGGCGTTCGATCAAGCCACCGCCGCAGCGGACCCGCACTACGCCGCTAAGCGTCCGATCCTCAACGCCAAGGTGGCCGAGATTCGGAAGCAATACCCGCCGCACCTGTGGGCAGCGACGACGAAGCTGGCCTATGAGGCGATTCCGAATCCGGCGCCGGCCGCAGTCATTCCACCGAAGCCTCCCATCGGGCCGGTCCGTCCCAATGGCCCGCGCCCAGTGCTCGCGCCGACGACGTTCGATGATCCGCTTGCGGCATTGGATGCGGGTATCGCGGCGGCGAGCGGCTGATGCCGTTGACGCCTTCCAAAGTGTAGGCACGCTAGTGGTGCGGCTGACACCCGCACCACGCTCGCTGTAACGCAGGAGTCGCGCCCTGTAGGTCTGTAAGAGGATTCGACCGCCTCAGACGTGGATGGAACACACCCCATCACTTTCTGAGACTACGACCATGCCTTTTACCGCTGACCAGCTGGCAATCGGTGCGAACTACTCGCTCGCCACCTACCAGAAGAAAGAACCCATCGACCAGATCAACTTCCAGCACGCAACGCTGGACTGGCTGATCAAGAACAAGGAAATCTCCACGTTCGGCAACGGCTCATTCAAGGAGCCGATCTACATCACCAACAACTCCAACGCCCAGAACTACTTTGGCGCGGACCAGGTGACGTACAACGAGCGCGACCCGGCCAAGTGGACGGACTTCACCTGGTACAACACCCACGACGGCTTCTGGTTCGATGAAGACCGCCTGCTGGCGAATGGCATCACCATCGTGGACCGCTCCGATGCGATCCCGACCTCCAGCGAGAAGGAAACCCTGATCGACTTGCTGAAGGTGAGCTACCGCTCGCTGAAGATGTCGCTGCAGGAATCCCTCGCCTACGAAACCCTGCGCGACGGTTCGCAGTCCACCAAAGCGGTTCCGGGCCTAGCGTCCCTCGTGGACCCGAGCCCGGCGACCGGCATCGTGGGCGGCATCAATGCGGCCACCAGCCCGTACTGGCAGAACAACGCCTCGCTGCTGATCGCGGCCACTACAGGTCTGATCCTGACCGAAATGGAACGGATGTGGCAGGCGTGCCAGCTGTACGGCGGCATGACACCGGACTTCATCGTCTGCGGTCAGGCGTTCCTCGCCAAGTACAAGCTGGAAGCCGGCGTGACCATCAACCGTCAGATCGAAGGCGGCGGGAACAACAGGGGCGGTATCTCCCTGGATGCTTCGGTCAACGATGCCTACTTCCATGGCATTCCGCTGGTCTGGGATCCGACGTTCGAAAAGCTGGACACGCTGCTGGGCACCACCACGCAGACGAAGACCTGCTACTTCCTCAACTCCAACGCGATCAAGTTCCGTCCGGTCAAGAACAACTGGATGGTGGATCGCAAGCCCGAGCGCCTGCCGGATCGTTACGTCCACTACTTCGCCAAGACCGCGAAGTACGGCTTCACGACCAACAAGCGCAACGCCCTGGCCGTGTTGTCCATCGCCTGACCCTGATGCCCCGGCTTCGGTCGGGGCTTCTCTTGAAGAATTGAGGAACTGCCCATGAAGCTCCAGATCATCAACGACACTGCGGTCAACCTCGCGGGCGTCACTCCTTTCATTCCCGGCGCCACTGCCATCGCCGTCAACCTGACGGCCGGCTCGTTGGTCGTTCAGACCTCCGACGATGGCACCACCTACGGCACTGCCTGCACCTGCGGCGCCTCGACCAGCGCCACTGCGATGCAGAGCTTCGTACTGAAAAAGTACGTGAAGGTCAGCACCGCCGCGACGATGTTCGTTATCGCCGACCTGTAATCCCAACCACGAGGACCGACCCGTGAGCGACAAACTGACTCTGCCACTGCTGAACGTGGAAATCGAACGAGGCCGCGACACCATCACTGTCGCGGTTCCCGAGCATGAAGTGAGGGTGCTGCAAGCCGTCCACACGGCAGGCAACGTCCGCGTCGTGGATATCGAAGATCCGGACGACCAGGAAGAGGCCAAGTTCTCTTCCAGCGCCGACGACGAGTTCATGCGCCTGCAAGGCAAGTATCGCCGCGTCAACGCACCCGATTACGTGCTGGCCGCACTGCGCGATGGTCCGGAAAGCCTGACGAAGTACGGCTTCAAGATGGGCCGTGGTGGCTCCACCGCAGCTCCGCAGTCGATGGTCATCAACCACGGCAAGGAAGCACGGAAGGCCGCGAAGAAGGCCGCAGCGACCAAGGGCAAGTAACTCCGCGTCACCGCAAGCACACGGCAGGCCGGGGCGACTCGGCCTGTCTTTTAAGAGGATAGGGCGTGGCGATCACCGACAGCATCAATTGCGCCTGCAGCGACACCACGAATAACCGCACTCTGAAAAGCCTGCGTGATGACCTGATGCGTCGTTTGGGCTGGGGCGCCACGGTCAACAACCCGCCGCCGGGCGTGGCGGACAAGCTCAATTCGTTCCTGGTCGAAGCGCAGGAGCTGTTGTACCGGCGCTACAACCTGCTGCGCACCGAGCGATTCTTCTCCTGGCCGTTGACGGCGGGCGTTGGGCTGTACGACCTGCCGGACAACGAGGAAGCGCATGCGCTCCCCTCGCCGGTCAATGCCGCCTTCAGCACGGCCACGATTGGCGGCTCACTGGCTGCTGGCACTTACTACTACCGCGTCAGCGCGATCAACGCCAACGGCGAAACCTTGGCGTCTACGGAAACCAGCCAAGTCGTTCCCGCCGGCACTTCAACCAATACCGTCACCGTGAACTGGGTTGCCGTGACGCCGCCGGCCGGAGTCGCCGCAGTCACCGGCTACCGTATCTATGGACGCACCACGGGCACCGAACTGTTCCTGGCCAGCGTTGGGCTGGTGACCACTTACGTGGATACGGGAGCCCTGACGCCTGCCGGCGCGCTGCCTGCAACGAACACCACCTCGATCTGCGCCAAGCAGCTGGACCCGCGCAACATCACCTGGGCGGGCATCGAGCGCGACAGCACATGGTATCCGCTGGAATGCGGCATTTCGCCTACGCTCAACTCTTACGCGCAGACCGGATATCCGCAACGCTACGAGATTCGCCAGTGCATCCAGCTCTGGCCGGTGCCTGACGTTACCGCCGGCAATCTGATCATCAAGGGCCACTTCGGGCTCGACCCGTTCACAGCCGACACCGACAAGGTGACGATAGACGACCGCGCCGTGTTCCTCATGGCGCTGGCCAACGCGAAAGCGCACTACCGGCAGCCGGATGCGGGCAACTACGTCCAGCAGTTGGAGGTGTACCTCGACAACCTGGTTGCCGGCTCGCACCTGACCAAGCGTTATATCCCTGGCCACGATGAGCGGGCAGACGGCGTGTACGTGCAGCCGCGGCCGACGGCGCCGTTCTCATAATGGGCGGGCGGCTGCAACAGCTGAATGCCTCGACGGGTGGCATCAATCGCCTGCGCATCAAGGGCGGCCCCAAGCCGACGAACCTTTATGACCTGGTGAATGGCTACGTCGATGCCAGCGGTGCGCCGACTTCGCGCCCAGGCACTGTGCAGGACATAGCGCTGCCCGAAGGAACCAAGGGACTGGCCGCCTTCAATGGCGGTCTGGTCGTGTTCTCTCATTTGCCGCTGAGCACAGGAAACCCGAAGTACACCGTCGAAACGATAGGGCACCCGACTATACCGACCGCCCCGTTGCTGGAGATCCATTTCGCCGGTCCGTTTCTTGGCTACTTGTACGTGGTCGCCGAGTTCGTCAATAACGACGTTTTTCACTACTGGCTGCAGCAGCGCACGCCTTGGGCCGCCAACACGGTCTATCGCGAAGGTGATGTGGTCGAACCGACCACGCCCAACGGCTTCGCCTATCGCGCAACCCGCCTGACGCCAGCCGGCGTGGCGTGGGCTCCGGACGTGGCCCGCACCGTCGGCGATAAGGTCGAACCGACCGTGAGCAACGGCTACGAGTACACCGTCATCGACACCTACGGCGCCAACCCGCGCAGTGGTTCGACGGAGCCGACCTGGCCCGAGAGCGACGGCGCGACCGTGATCGAAGACACCGACGGCGTGCTGACCAGTACGCCTACCTCGCCGACCGACCCGAGCACCACGTTGCCGGAAGATGTGGAGGACCGCTACGGCACCGGCATGTCTGGCCGAAGCGGAACCGACAGTCAGGCGGTGCAATAATGGCGACTCCCGTCTGGCAATCATCGCGGCTCTACCCCCCTGGCTCGTTGGTGCAGCCGCAGTCGGTCGTGCCTCCAGTTTCCACCGAGATCACGAACGCAGGGTTTGAGTCAGGCTCCACCGATTGGACGCTTGGTTCCGGGGTGGCGATCACCAGCGCGGAGAAGTTCACTGGCGCCAACAGCGCAGGATTCAGCGGCACCTCCGGATTGGTGCGAGTCCTGCACGCCTCGGTTCCCTGCAATCCGGGACAGGCCATCACCGCGAGCTGCTACTACCAGCAGGGCGCCGCAAGCTCTGGGCAGAACATCGGCCGTGTGGTTCTGCGCTGGCTGGATGCGGCGGACGTTCTGCTGCGCGAGGATGAAGGCACGCTCATCACCTCTAGCTCGGGCGGCTGGAAGAAATCGACCGCCGCCGGCAAGATCGCGCCCGCCAACACGGCCAAGGTCGTCATCGGCGGATTAGTCAATCGCACCGCCTCGCAAGCCTCGTGGATGGATGCCTTCGCGTGGGACTACGCCGCGCAGTCTGCGCCCAGTGGGCTGGTGTACCGCGCTGTGCAGGCAGTCACCGGCTACAGCGGCACCGACGAACCAACGTGGCCGCTCACGCTTGGCCTGACCGTCGTTGACAACGAGGTTACCTGGGAGGCGGTGCTCGCCAATCGGGTGATCTGGGAAGCCAGTCCCATCATGCTTTCTGGCGCGGTCGAACCCGTGTGGCCCACGGACGTTGGCGAGTTCATCGCGGATAACACGATCAGCTGGGAGGTGATCAGCCGGCGGGTTGAAGACGAGAAGTGCCCGAACAGCAAGGTTGTGGCGATCATGGCCGGCAAGGTCTTTGCCGGGGACCGCGACATCGTTCGGTTCAGCGCTACGGCCAACCCGTTGGATTGGACAACGCCGGACGACGCCGGGTATCTGCCGACCGGCCTGCAGCAGGCCAACGCCAACGACGTCGCTGTGTTGCAACCGTACCGCAGCAACCTTTGCCCGTTCAACGCCTCCAGCTTCCAGAACTGGCAAGTCGATCCTGACCCTGCCGCAATGGCGATCCTCGACCAGATGGAAGGCATCGGTTCGGTTTGGCAGCATGCGGCGCAGTCCGTCGGCAATGAACTGTTCTATCTGTCCCAGCGCGGCGTGCGCACGGTAGGCATCGCTGCCGGCGCGGAGAACCTTGCGGCCGGCGATGTGGGCATGCCGATCGATCCGCTGATTCAAGAGGCAGTCCGCGTCACGGTCGCGAACAGTGGCGGGTTTGGAATCCGGGCGACCTACTACCCGAGCTCGGGCCAATACTGGCTGGCATTCCCCGACTTCCCGCCTGGCGAACTGCTCCTCTCTGGCAACCTGCCTGATTCCATCGTCAACTTGGCGATCACGCCCTATGCGTATCTGGGCTCCGGGGGCATTGCCCCGCGCACCTATGCAGTCATCGGCGGCGCTTTGCCAACCGGACTGACGCTGAGCGCGGCCGGCGAGGTCACGGGCACGCCCACAGTCGTTGGGCCCTTCAGCTGGACGGTGCAGGTTACAGATTCCGAGGGCTCGACCGCCGTACTGGACGACTCCGCAATCATTGCGGTGGCCGGAACCGCGTGCGGCATTGCCTCTACCTACGATGGCGGCCAGTCCTTCCCGACAGAGTTGGTGATCACTCTCGGCGCGGGGCTGGGAACCGTCACCCTCGACTATCTGAGCGGCCCGAACCCGGATCGATTCGTGGTGCTGTTCGATGGCGAAATCGTTCTGGATACCCAGTACGTCGGCGACCCGACGCTGGTGGTGGACGGCACGACCTATCAGCAAAAGCTCGATGCCTACATGGCCGCGAACTCGCTACCGCAGGAGAACATCGTGATGTTCAACCCTGCCTACGTCCCCGGCGATACGAACCTCGACACGAACCCGGGGACGATGCACGCCTCGTTCGAGAAGGAGACGGTAAGCACGACGGCAATCCTGCGCGTGTACGGGCCTCTGCCGGGGACCGGTTGGCAGTGCCGACTTGGCTGCCCAAGCTGATGGAGATCTCGGCATGACCAACAGCACCGTGTTTGTCTACACGATGACGCAGACCGGAAAAGTGGGGGCGTGGAGCCGCTATCAGTTCCCGATCTCCGTTGATGCCTTTGCCCAGCTCGGCAACGATCTTTACATCCGAAACGGGGATGTGGTGAGCATCGTGAACGAGGACGCCGTAGCTGATGACGTGGACGGCTCCCCCGTGGAATTCGGCGGCACCGTGCAATGGCCGTGGCTGGATTTTGGGCAGCCTGGCGTGACCAAGATGCTGGAAGGATTCGATATCGTCAGTACCGGCGCGCCGTCGGTGAGCATCGGCTACGACGAACGCAATCTGTCCGCGTTCACCGATCCGTATGCGGTCGATGCCGATACGCTGGTGGGCGGGATCATCCCGCTCCCGGTGATGGGGCCGACCTTCAGCATCAAGGTGGACTTCGCGCCCGGGGAGAAATGGCAGCTCCAGTCGGTGAACCTGTCGCTGTTCGACATGAGCAATGGTCCCTGACGTGGCCGACGGTAACCGCCCCGTGATTCCAGAGATTCGCATCGGCGTCCCGCTGGTCGAGGACTTCGCGCGCATCGCTCGCAATCTGCGTCCGGATGAGATCGAGCAGTTCGTTGCCTTCACGGGTGCGCCTGGGTACAAGCCGGATGTCTTGGCGCGCACGCTCCTGGCGACGCCGGGCACCTCCTACGTTCTCGTGGATCGGACCAACCTCCCGATTGCCATCGGCGGGTTTGAACCTTTGCGTCCCGGCGTCTGGCAGACGTGGGGTATCGGGACGCTGGACGGATGGGCAAAGCATTGGCGCGCGATCACCAAGCAGTCGCGCCGGCAGATGGACTACCTGTTCGCCAATGGCGCGCACCGAATCGAGATCATCGCTCTGGTCTCCCGCCACGACGCCCATCGCTGGTACGAAGAAGGCTTGCTGATGCAGTGCGAAGGCACCCTGAAAGGCTACTGCGCCAACGGCGCTGATGCCGTCATGTACGCGCGCACCATGGAGAAGTGGTCATGAGTGGTGGTGGCAGCAATAGCGCGGCCAACGAAGCGACCCGCCAGGAGCAGGCGCGCCAGGCCGCGATCAAGAACACCCAAGGCCGTGTCAACCAGGTCTTCGACAGCCCTGAGCGCGCGACCGACATTGCCGATTACGTTGGCGCGCTGCGCGAATACTACGGCGAGGATCTGAATCGTCAGAAGGCCACGAACGACCGTGAGCTGAAGTTCTCGCTCGCCCGCGGTGGCCTCATTGGCGGCAGCACCCAGAACGACCAGCAGGCCGAGCAGGGGCGCGTGTACTCCCGTGGCTTGCTGGATATCGACCGCAAGGCGCTGGGAGCCGGCGCCGAGTTGGAGGCAGCCGACCAGGATGCGCGCGCGCGTCTGATCTCGCTGGCGACCTCTGGACTCGATGCCACCACCGCAGCCAGTCAGGCGTCGGCGGCGATGCGCACGAACCTCCAGGCCGGCCAGTCCGCGTCCCGCGCTCAGGGTATCGGCGACATTTTCGCCAGCCTGAAGCCGGTCATCGACAACAGCCGCGATGCTGCCCAGCGCCGCCGCGCTAATGCTGACGCAGGCTTCGGCCTGTATGGGGGTGGCTGATGGAAGTCCGCCACGCGACCCATGACGACATCCCGCGCATCGTGGAGATGGCCGAAAAGTTCTATCCGATGACCCGGTACGTCCACCACTTTCCGATGAAGAAGGAGTGCGCCGCGGGCCTCGCCATTCTGATGATGGGCAGCAACACCATGCTTGTCGCCGAAGTGGCCGGCGAGGTCATCGGCATGATCGGGACCTACATCGACCCGTTCACCTTCAATGACGAGTACCTAGTCGCCAAGGAAATCATCTGGTGGGTGGAGCCCGAGCATCACGGTTCCGGCGTCGGTCGCACGCTGCTGCGCGAGGCCGAAATCGCTTCGGCGCGCGCCGGCGCGGAACTAATCGTGATGATGGATCTTGCGGACAACCCCGTGTCCGAGCGCGTCTATCGGCAGGAAGGCTACTATCACTCCGAAAACTCTTGGTCTAAGGCGCTAGGCTGATGGCACTCGCAACCTCCACCATTATCGCCTTGGGCCTGGCCGCTGCCGCTGCCGGCACGAACTACTACAACACCCAGCAGACCGCCAAGCGGCAAGACAGCCAGCTTGCGACCAGCATCCGCAACCAAGGCGCCAAGCAGAAAGAGGCGGATGCCAAGGTCAACGATGAGGTCGCGCGCCTGGAATCCAGTCGATCGGCAGACGAACAGGCCGGACGGCTCGGCGACTTCATGAACACCCTGCGAGTTAATAAGGGGCGCATTGAAGGCGGCCTGACGCCAGAAATTGGCAGCGAAGCTTTCCGCGGCGATGCAGCGACAGCTGCCGGCCGCGTACAGGAAGGCGCCGCAAAGTCGGCCAGCCTACTGTCGCGAATCGATGCAGCGGGCATGCAGCGGCAGGGCGAAGCGTTCGGCTACGGCCGGCTCGGTACAGACCTGGGGCTGATCGGGCGCGAGGCGAAGGGGCAGTCCTTCCTGGATGAACTGCGGTTGCGCGCGATCCGCCGGAACGCCGGACTTGATGCCGCCGCCGCACTGATGGGTGGCGCAGCCAGTGGAATTGGTGCGGGTGGTGCAACGGCCGGCGCTTCGTCCGGCGCTACCAATGTCGGCAATGCGTTTTTTGCTGGCGGCGGTCTTGGCGGGTACGGGTACTGATATGCCGCAACCAGGTTATAGGGGATGGGGTGAACTGGGCGAAGTCCTGGCCGGCGGCGGCGGGACTCCGGGCGCCTACGAGAAACAACTGGGCTTGGCCTACGACACGCAGCGCAAAGGCCACTCGCGAGACAAGGCGATGGAGGATGCGGCCTTCGCGCGGAACATCAACATTGCGCGCGCGTCTGGCCTGCTCGAAAAGCTGAAGGGCGTGGGCTACTCGCCGGAAGTGGCGGCGCTGGGCGAAACGCTGCTCCAGGGCAACAAGACCATGAACTTGGGCCAGCTGGGGTCCGTGCTGCAGCGCCCCGGCGCGGACATTGCGATCAGCTTGGGCGAAGAAGCCATGCTCGGTGATGAGCCGGACGCGGCGACGTACAACCGCATGGCAGCGCTCGCCGCCGGCAAGCCGTATCAGCCCATCCGCGCTGAGGGCGGGGCGTACATCAACGACGGCGCCACGCTGGGCGACCTGGACATGGTGCCGACGCTTCCCACGCTGACCGGGCAGATGCGCGCGGAAGCGGCTATCGGTCAGGGCCAACAGCGCACCAGTGCCGCGGTTGCGAAATCAGAGCGCGCGCCGGCATCGCGGAGTGGTGGCAAGGCTGGCAATCCCGAAGCCGTCGAACTGGAGCGCGCGCGCGCCGCCGTCCAAAGCGGAGCCGATCCAGGAAAGGTCGCCGACCTGCTGCGCAAGCGCGGGTTCCCCAGACTGGCGAAGAAAATCTATGCGCCCGGCGGCGAGTGATGGCCGTTGACGACCCCTACGCCGCGCTCATTCCGCAGACGAACAAGCTTCGTCCCGACGTGCTGGGCGATGACGATGACCCGTATGCGGCGCTGATTCCGCCGTCGTCGGGGAAGTTCGCGGGCGTCACAGCATCGGTCGATAGCACCGGTCAACTGGGCGAGTACACGCCCGAAGAAATCGCTGCGCTGGAAGCCGAGGCTGCGGGCTTGCCTGCGCCGGCATCGCCGTTGGGTGAGACGCCGGCAACTACGGTGCGATTCAACTCCCCGCTGGTGGCCTACGACGATGCCGGCATACCCGACTATTCGGCAGCGCTGAACAGTTCGGAAGGTGGCCTGGGTGAAAGCCTGATGCGCGGCCTGTTCGGGCGCGGTCCCGACATCGTAGCCAACATGATCGAAGCCCCGGCGACGGTCAATGAAGCGGTGATTCGGGCAACTGGTGCGACGCCCTCGGATACTGGCTTGTTCGCCGGCATGCGCGGCGCGCTGCGGAAAGGTGCAGGCGCGCTTCGCGAGCTCGGCTATACCAAAGACATGGATGCGGTGGGCTACGGCAACCCAACGGTATCAGGTGGCGAAGTGGTTGACGCCATCAATCCCACGTCCGGCATGGGCCTTGGCGATCGGGCGAGCGCCGTCGGCACGTTCATTCCGGAAACGCTGGCCGGTTCCGTCACCGACATGGCCGCCACGCTGAATCCGCTGACGCTGGTTGGCTACATGACTTCGCGCACCAATGAGGTGGCGAAGAATCGAGCAGCCAACGACAACCGCGCGGACGTGACCCTTGGCGACGTGGGCGTTGCAGCGCCCGCCGCGGTGCTGGAAGCCCTGCTGGAGCGGTTCACGACCATGCGCCTGCTGCCGCACGGCACGACGATGGCGACCCCTGGCGTGCTGCCTGCAATCGCGCGCGTAGCGAAAGAGCTGGGCATTCAAGGAACGTTGGGCGGTGTCGAAGAGTTGGCACCGTACCTGGCTGAAGGTGCCGGCACCGAAACTGGCGTGACCGGCGAAGGCGCCTTGGAAACCTTCGTTGGCGGCGCGCTGGCAGAAGGCGTGCTCGGCGGCGGCGCGCAAGGAATCAAGGAAGTGGCGAGCGCTGTCCGGCCCGCGCACATCCCGACCGCTACCGTCCCGCCGAATGCCCTGATGGGTGAAGCTGCCGCCCTTGGCGAAGTCCCACCCGCGCCTATCGCTCCACAAGACGCACCCGCACCGCTCGGCCAAGCCGAAGACACTAGCGACATCGACACGATGCTTGCCGGCGTTCTCGGTGATCCAGAAATAGCGAGTGCCCTCGGCCTACCGCCGTCCACGCCTCCGGCAGATGCCGTTCTCGGCACACCTGTTGCGGCTCCGGCCCCCGGTGGCGTGGTGGCGACCCCTGATCCGGATGCGGCATTTCGCCGCCCGGAACTCGAATCTGCTCCGGTAGCAACCCCCTCCCCAGTGGCGGACCCCCCTATCCAGCTGCCGGAGCAGACCCTATTGCCTGACCTGGGCGAACAGACCACGGCGCAATCCGTGCAGGCATTGCCCACGCAGTCGGCTCCTGCGGCGGGCAGTGCCGACCTTACGCAGGCGGTGTCGGTTGCGCGTGAGGCTGCGAAGGTTGCGCCGCGCGCTGTGCCGACCATTGCGCCCACTCCGACGCCGCTGCAGCTCTACCACCAGACGAGCGCCGACACGGATTTTCAGGAGTTCCGCGGAGATCGTCCGACGTTCTTTGCCGCCAACCCCAATGGCGCCAGCAAGGGCGCGATGGGCCAAGGCCGGCTGCTGCAAGCCGAAATCACGGCCAGCAAGTTCGCTAACACGCCCGAGACTCCGGTGCATTTCCTGGATGTGAGCAAGACGTTCGCGGAGAACCCCGACGCCGAGGCTATCTACGTCGCCGACGAGTCGGGCGTATCCGTTGCAGTGCGCGACGCATCCAAGCACGCCAAAATTCTTGGCAGGGTTAAGGAAAAGCGCACACCGGGCCAGCCGTCCACTTACTCAATCGAGTCCGAGGCAAGTCTCGCCCCATCGATTGACGAAGATACGCCGGACCCGCCAGCAAACATTGCGTTCGGGAAGCGCCGCGCAACGGAGGCGGCCACTGGCGACACCGCGCGCGCGCAGGCGCGTGTTGATCGCATGTTCCCGAGCAGAACTGCGCCAGAGTCTGAGCAACTAGAATCCCTTGATGCTGGCGCCGAAGCATCCCGCACCCGAGGCAGCTCCGAAGCTGAGAGTCTTGGCCTGCGCGCGGCTGTCGATGAAGCGCTAGGTAAGGTGGGCGAGAAGGTGATTTTCCTTCATGGCCTCGAAGGGCTTCCGGAGAAACAGCGGAAGGGTATTCAGGCTCGCGCGGAGAAGCGGGGCGGCAAAGGCCGGACGGCGGCGCTATTCGACCCAGCGACGAAGAATGTCTACGTCTTCACCGATGTTGTACGCACCGCTGACCGAGCAGTCTGGAATGCGCTGCACGAGGTAGCCGGCCACGAAGGTCTGCGGACCCTGCTAGGCGATGGGCTGAACCGGGCACTGGATATTGCGTTGCAGAATCCGACCGTGATGGGTGTGGCCGAAGCCATCGCCGCCGAGCGCAACCTGGATATGAGCACCGAAGCCGGGCGCCTACTGGCAGCCGAGGAAGCGCTTGCCGAACTGGCCGCCGCCGTCCGCACGGGCAACTTCGCGCAGATCGAATCGCGCTACAAGGTGCCGGTGCCGGAGGGTATCCGCGAGCGCTTGACCCGCGCGATAGACGACTTCCTGAAGCGCCTGAAGGCTGCGATGGAGGACGTGTTTGGTCGTCACCAATTCAGCGATGAGGACGTGCGGGCACTGCTGGAGAATGCTTGGCAGGCGGTGAACCAAGACGGACGCGCTGCGAACGGAGAGCCGCTGGAATCCGTCGAAGATCCCGGCGCCATACGACGCCGCACACCTGCAGATGCGCAGGCCGAAGCCGAGATCAAGCGCAACGTCGTCGCCGGCACGCTGCCTGTTTCCCGTGGAACGCCCGGGTGGAACTACGACTCCGGTGCATGGGAGGGCCGCAAAGGCGAATTGAACCGTGCGCGCACGCAGCTGCAGGACAAGATGCTGCCGTGGCGCGAGGCTCAGAACCAGATCGAGTCTCAGCTGCAGGCCGCGCTGCCCGACGCGCAGAACGTCTATCGCATCGAAAACCTGATGCATGGGCGCGTCAGTGAGGGCATTGACCGGATAGAGCGCGACCAGATCGTCCCGCTGGTCGATGCAATGAAAGCGCGGAATGTCAAGCCGGCCGAATTGGAGGAATATCTGTACGCGCGGCACGCGAAGGAGCGCAATGCCCAGATAGCCGAAATCAACCCCAAAATGCCGGACGGCGGCTCTGGCATGACCAATGCCGACGCCGACAAGATTCTTGCAGCCGCCGACAAGGAGAAGCTGGACCCGCTGGCTAAGCGCGTGGACGCTATCACCCGCTCGACGCGCAAGCGCCTACTGGATAGCGGGCTCATCACACAGGAACAGTTCGACGGCATGCAGGCCCAGTATTCTGCCTATGTCCCGCTGCGCGGTAAGGCGACCAAGGAAACCGACTTCGACGCGGGGACCGGCGGCGCAGGACGGGGCGTAGATTCGCGCGCGCAGCCGGTAAAGGCGGCCATGGGCCGTGGTGCCGGTAACCGCGCAGAGAACATCCTAGGCGAGGTGATCGGCGACGCCCAGCGCTCGGTGATCGTCGCGGAAAAGGCCCGCGTTGGTCGCGCAGTGATGCGCATCGTCCTAGCCAACCCGAATCCGAACCTGTGGACCGTTGAGCCCGTGCAGACCGAGCGAAAGACCGACGCCAACGGCGAGGTCTACGACGCCGTGGTGAACGACTGGTCGGACCCTTCCATCGTGGCCGTGCGCCACAAGGGCAAGCTCTACAAGGTCGAAATCCAGAACCAGCCGATGGCCCAAGCCCTGAACAATGTGGGCATCGACCAGCTGGGCACGGTGACGCGCGCGGCCAGCGCGATCAACCGCTATCTCTCGGCGGTGCTGACCAAGTACAACCCGGCCTTCGTGCCGGTGAACGCCACTCGCGACGCCCTGTTCGGGCTGACCGGGCTGGCGGTAGAGAAGGGCGAGACTGTCGCCTTGGAAGCCGCACTGTCCTACCCGAAGGCAGCTATCGCCGCCGGCCGCAGTGCGGCCAACAAGCCCGGCTCCGGCGAGTGGGATGCGTTCGCCAAGGAATTCGCCGAGGCTGGCGGAAAGACTGGCTATGTCAACGCCCCAAGCGCGGAAGACCTGGCCCGAAAGATCGGCAGCGGCAAGCTGACCAGCTATAGCCCGGACGGATTGATGAAGGCGGCGCGCGCCATTGGCGACGCCATCGAAGTCCTGAACGATGCCGTGGAGAACGCTCTACGCTTGTCTGCCTACGGGACTCTGCGCAAGCGCGGCGAGTCGGTGGACGCGGCGGCCGAGTACGCCAAGAATCTGACCGTCAATTTCAACCGCAAGGGGCTTTCCGGCTCCAAGCTCAATGCCTGGTTCCTGTTCTACAACGCCGCACTACAGGGTGCGCATCGCACCTCAAAGCTGCTGCGCAAGCCCAAGACCTACGCCTATTTGGGGGTGCTTGCTGGCGCCCAGGTGATCGCAACCATGGCCGCCATGGGAATGGAAGACGACAACGGCGAACCGCTCTGGAACAAGATCCCGGACCATGTGAAGCGCCGGAATCTGGTGATCCCGCTGCCCTCCGGCCACATCATCACGGTCCCGATGCCCTACGGGTTCAACCTGTTCACCTACATGTCGGGCCGCATAGCTGGCGCACTGGCGAACAACCAGCGCGGCGACGACCGCCCGAGCGACGCCGCCGGCGCGATCACCGCAGATCTGATGAGCGCGGCCACGGAATCGTTCTTGCCGGTGCCGCTGGGCGATGGCGCTATGGGCATGCTGCCGACGGTGCTGCGTGTCCCGGTCAACGTGCAGACCAATCGCGACGACTTCGGTCGGCCGATCCGGGATGAGGACGCTTATGCCAAGAGTGACGTTCCGCGCGCCAGCATGGGCAAGCCCGACACTCTGGAGCTGTTCAAGATCACCGCGACTGGCCTAAACCGGCTGGGCGGTGGTGACGACCTGACCCCGCCGGCCATGTCCTGGTTCGACCGCGCACCGGAAGACCTGGAATATCTGCTGGGCGAGATCACGGGCGGCACCGGGCAGTTCATCGTGGACACCGCCAAGGGCGTGCAGAAGGCGACTGGCGACGATCCGATAACCATGCGCGACATCCCGATCACCAAGCGGTTCGTCACGTCGGTGGACGAGCAGGCCGCGCAAGCCGCCATGTTCTATGACCGCCGGGAAACCATCGACCGCAGCCTGAAGCGCGTGCGCATCTTGTTCGAACAGGATGGTGAGCAAGCCGCCGAGGCGATGCTGAAGGCCACGCCAGAACTGAAGGGCGCCGCGTTCAAGCGCCGCAAGGGTGAGGGCAAGAAAGGCCAGGCCATTGGATCGGTGGTCTTGGTCGATGGCCGGCCGCAGATCGTTGTGGGCGATGAAGACGCGGTTTACGGGCGCTACAAGGCCGCAGAAAAGGCGATCACCGCGAGAAATGAAGCTGTGGAGGCGGCCTACGCCAACGCCCCGAAGTCGATCATCCCGACCGCTGGAACCCGCGAGCGCGACGCCGGTATCCGTACCTCAAACGACATCCGAGAAGCCGCCCAAAGTGCCTTCAATGAGGCTTGGGTGCGCGACGTGGTAGGCGCCGCCGAATAGCGTCATAGGCCCAGGCGAGGGGCGCGACCAGCACCAG